AGCGGCGCGGGTTGTCACCAATGGCTTCTGACACCAATCTCCCGATCAGTGCCTTGTCGTCCTTGTTCGCAGTGAAGGGCCTTTGTTTCCTCGTGATCCTTTGGTCTATCGCAGACTCAATAGATGCAGCTTCCCTTGCATAAACATTCGGGTTGTCGGTCACTGGTAGCGAGACCACTCCTACGATCTGCTTGCTGTTTCCTGGCTCGCGTGACTGTCCTACAACCCCTATTCCTGCCGAATTCTCCACAATCCTGTCATCTCTGAGAGCGCGGATCTGCGAATCCTCGTCGCTATTCCCGCCCAACGGGTGGAGATCAGCATTGCCATGGCCGGGTTCAACAAATCCCAGCTCATTCCGTGGGACACCTTCCTCCGGTGCCGGCGGGTCAGGCTCTTCCTCTTGAGGTGCCTCTCCAGGCGCTTCCTCTTGAGGTGCCTCTTGTTCGGCTTGGTTCTCTGCGACCACAGCCGCACCGTCGGGAGGTGGTGGATCATCAGGCGGGGCTCCGTCCGCGAGAGGCGCTGCCAGAGGCGGTCCTCCCACTCGCACAACCCATTCCAAAAACCTGTTCTTCAATTCGATCCATTTTTCTCGTGCTGGTTCGATGTTGATGCGGCGTCGATCGCGCTCTGGTCCGTATTCCAATGTTGCCGGTTTCGTCTGGAGCAGTCTGATGCACACCCACGACAGAAAGGCTGCCAGTGCAAGAGCCTTCGATCTCCTGTATGCAGCTACTCCAAGGACAACCGGTGGAACACATTTCCATCTGCAATCTATCCACTCGCCGTTGCATCGATATTGTGTGATGGCCCATGCGCCGAGTGTGCGCATTGTCACGTCGTCTGGTGTGTGTGAAGGCCAAATCACAGATGCATGTTGATACACGATCGCGCTTTGAACTTTGGGTTTGCTCTCAGCGTAGGATTGGTTCATTATCACCTTGTCGAGCTTGGCAAACTCCTCTCCGGTGAAATTGACACTTACCTCGTGAGAACTGTCGACCCCAAACAAGAATAGCAACCCATCGATGCGATTCTTGCTCATGGTCCTCACCCGGATGGTGTACATCCCGGGCCTAGTTCGCGCGATGCGGAACATCCACGGCTCAACATCGTCAATAGATGTGGTGTTTGCTAGCGACAGCTCAAGAGTCATCGCTAGTGTGCTTCGCTCCACGTCCGGAGATATGGGCTCGGCACGAGTTTAGTCTAGTAGCCCCTGACAGAGTCAGGCCAGTCGACCAAGCTGGATTCCGTATATCCGCCTCACGCCCAGGTCAGCGTGAG